CGGTATAGCTTTGTTTCCGGGTGATATTGCTCCTAAACTGCCCACCTTAAGCGGAGGTACCGCTACTGTTAACGGGGTTAAGAGGACAATATTTGAAGGAACCAAGGCGAGGAATCCTGATGGTACGGTGAACTACTGTAAATTGGAGCTGATGTGATGAAAGTAAATTCCAAAGTAACGATAAATACTCAAAAAATTAAGCTGTTAAGTAAGGCACAAATAACTGCTTTGGAACAAACAGCAGAGGCTCTTCATACTGACGTTGTCCAAGCGCAAGTAATACCAAGAGACAGCGGTAATCTCCAAAATGATAACTCATTTGTTGATTATTCGGAGAGTTCGAATGGTAAAGTTACTTTAGTATCATCGACACCTTATGCAAGAAGGCTCTATTATCATCCGGAGTATAATTTCAGCAAAGCTGAAAACCCGAAGGCAAAAGGTAAATGGTATGACGATTGGATTGATGGCAATAAAAAAGACTTTTGTAAGCAAGTGTTTAAAAAACTATATAGTAGGATTGGAGGTTTGTAATGCTGTATTTGGCTGATGTCAGAGATTTCATATCTACTCTTAACATTTCTACTGATGAGAATGTTTACATGGGTAAAATGGACAATAAAAAGGAGAAGTCGATTGGAGTATACCAGCTTAAGACAGCAAGGCCTCCAACTATAAGCTTAGGGGATAGTGGTACTTATAAAGTGAAGCCAGTCTCGTTATTAGTACACTGGAATAAAAGCTATAGGGAGACTGAGAAATCTTCTTATGAGCTTTATGAGCTATTAAGAGAAACACAAAACGTTACAATCAATGACGCTAAAATTATCTATATCCAAATGCTGCAGGAAGAGCCTGTGGATGTGGATATGGATGAAAGCTATGTATATGAGCGTGTTATAGAAATCAATATTTTTTATGAAAGGTAGGTAGTTAAATGTCAGAAGTAAAAACATATCCGGTATTTAACAATAAATTTAAAATCGGTGGTAAAGGATCAAGTAGCGTTGAAGCCGATATGATCACTATTGCAAACCTTGAAAATTTTGCTCCAAGCATAGAGGGCAATGTTGAAGAATGGAACCCTATGGAGGCAGAAGGCTGGGGAGATGCAATGATGACATCCAAAAAGCTTTCCTTTACTTTTACAGGAAAGAGAACTTATGGAGATCCTGGCAACGATTATGTGGCCGGACTTGCATGGAAATCCGGTAACGATGTGGTTACACCGTTTGAGTGGGAACTCCCTTCCGGAGCAAAAGTTAACTTTACGTGTATCGTAAATGTTAAGACCCCTGGTGGCGGTGATTCAACTGCAATCGATGGTTTAGAGTTTGATGTAATCTGTAAGGGCAAACCGACCTTTACACCAGCTGGAGCTTAATAAAGATGTATCATGAGGGTGGAAAATTCCGCCCTCTTTATTTGAAAGGAGTACTATTATGAGTAAAGTAATAGATATTACAGAAAAACTAAGTTTTGATGAGAATCCAAAGATCAAAATTAAGAATGTTTTGTATGAGGTTAATGCGGACGCAGCTACTATGTTAAAGATTATGCAGCTCTTGGGTGACGGTCAGAGTGTTGCACCAAGTGATGTGGTTAAAATGTATGAGCTTATGTTCAATGAGGCTGACAGAAAGAAGATCGATAAGTTAAAGCTTTCATTCGTAGATTTTCAAACCATCGTTATGTGTTCCATTGATCTTTTAACCGGAGATTCCGCCCAGGGGGAGTAAGTGATCCTTATTATGATCTGTTCGAAGATTGGGATCTAATCGTATCGAGCTTTCAAACACAGTATGGTATAAGAATTTATTCTGATGTTTTTAAAACTATGAAATGGGATGAATTCAGAGCCTTAGTTAGTGGACTGAGTGCTGAAACACCGCTTGGTCGTTTGGTCAGTATCCGGGCTGAGAATGATAAGGACGTTATTAAAAATTTTACCAAGGAACAGAAACGTATTCGTAGTGAGTGGCGAAACCGATCTGCTCAAAAAATGAGTACGGAAACATTTGAACAGGAAATGCTGGCACTGGAGAAGATGTTTGAATCCATGGCAAAGTAGGTGAGAAAGATTGATCAAAAGAACGTAACGTGTCCTTTCTGTGGGTATAAAATGCCAATACGTTATACTAATGAAGCCTTGGCACAAGGGCTTTATGTAAAATGCAAAGGAAAGAACTGCAGAAAAGAGTTTGAAATAAAAATAAAAGTCAAGTAGTGCCATTATGAGCCGATGACCTTTTTAACCGTAAAAGGTAGGTGAAGAATTATGGCTGATAGTGTAGGACAAATTGGACTTGACCTGGTGGTTAACCAGAATGGTTTTAACAAGCAGTTGCAAGGAATTACTTCCATGGCTAAGAAAGCCGGAGTTGTACTTGCAGCTGCTTTTTCTGTAAAAAAGTTAGTTGATTTTAGCTCTCAATGTATTAAGCTTGGTTCAGACTTAAACGAAATTCAAAACGTAGTTACCACTACTTTTCCTAATATGTCTAATCAGGTGGATAACTTTGCTCGCAATGCAATCTCAAAATTTGGTTTATCTGAAACAGTTGCCAAAAAGTACATAGGTACAATGGGCGCTATGTCGCAGGCATTTGGAATGTCTGAAAAATCATCCTATGATATGGCTACTGCCGTTGCAGGACTTGCAGGAGATGTTTCATCATTTTATAACATTTCTTCTGATGAGGCAATGACAAAATTAAAAAGCATTTGGACCGGTGAAACAGAGAGTCTAAAAGATCTTGGTGTTGTCATGACTCAAAGCGCACTTGATCAATTTGCATTGCAAAAAGGTTTCGGTAAGACAACCGCAAAAATGTCAGAACAGGAAAAGCTAGCGTTAAGGTATCAATTCGTAATGGATAGGCTTTCCTTGGCATCGGGAGACTTCCAGAGGACGTCAGGTGGTTGGGCAAATCAAACAAGGGTACTAAGTTTAAGGTTCCAGCAATTACAGGCATCTATTGGCCAAGGTTTAATATTTGCTTTAACACCGGTAATCAAGGTATTGAATATTTTAATGGCAAAGCTCCAAACTACTGCTGATTTGTTTAGTAAAGTAATGGGAATTGCTTTTGGTAAAACAAAATCAGCGGCTGGGGGTACTCAAAAAGCAGTCGCCGGTATTGCCAATGAAACAACTAATGCTGTTGGAGGTGTTGGAAAAGCGGCTAAGGCAGCTTCAAAGGCAATTAAAGAAGTTAATAACCAAGGCGGCATTGATGAATTAAATATCATTAGTAAAGATTCATCCGGTGGTGCTGGTGGTGCAGTTGACGTTGGTGGAGCCGGTACCGGTGCAGATACAAGTGTAGTTCCGAATGCAAAAGATGATGAGAAGAAAATTGATGGAATAACAAAGAAAATTAACGGCCTAAAAAAAGCAATTGCTGGTGTAGGTGATTATGTATCCTCAAAGTTATCTGCCCCAATAGGTGAGGCCTTGTCTTATATTACTCCTCAGATTTCTGCTTGGAAAACAACATTATTCGGAATGTTCAGTGATATAGGAAAGTTATGGGACCCGCTACTTAATTACTTTACTACTTCAATAATCCCAGGTATGCAAACAGTTATTCCGATTGTTGGTCAGATATTAGGAGGAATCCTAGATTCAGGCAATATGGTTTTTAGTGATTTGTGGAATATACAATTCGCATGGATAAATAAAATGTTAGAAGTTGGGTTACCGCTCCTGACAGATATCGGTGTGGATATGTTTAAGGTATTTAATTCTTTATTCACTTATGTAAAGACAATATTTGATACATTATGGAGTGGAGCAATTGCCCCGGGACTTAATTTTGCAGCCAAGATAATGATGGATTTATTAGATAGTCTTAAATTATTCTGGGATAATTGGGGTGACAAAATAACATCAGGAGTTATGGCATGTTTCGATGCTGTTACTGAACAATTCAGGACTTTGTGGACAAGTTATCTTGGTCCGATAGTTGAGAATATGTTAAATACATTAACATGGTTGTGGGATAAACACCTAAAGGGATTGGTTGATCAAGTATTAGATGTGGCAGGTAAGTTGGCTGTAGCAGCTATGTCTATTTATACCGGATTTATTGCTCCTATAGTGAAATGGTTAACACAGGTATTTGGTCCAATATTTGCTACTGTATTTAATACAATAGTTAATGTTTTAGGGACTGTAATTGGTACTGTAGCAGATGTGACAAAGGGAATTTTTAAAGCCCTTGGCGGTATAATTGACTTCATCACAGGGGTATTTACAGGAAACTGGAAAAAGGCTTGGGAGGGTGTCAAGGATATCTTTGGTGGCATATTTGACGGAATAGTCGGGATATTTAAAGGGGTTATTAATCTAGTGATTGACGGTATTAACCTTCTCATTAAGGGGTTGAACAGTATCAAGATTAAATTACCCGATTGGTTGCCAGGAGATTTGGGGGGAAAGAAGTTTGGTATAGACATCCCTGAAATACCTAAATTGGCACAAGGCGGATACGTTAAGGCAAATACTCCGCAGTTGGCCATGATCGGTGATAATACTCACGAAGGTGAAGTAGTATCCCCTGAGAGTAAACTCATGGATATGGCGCAAAGAGCTGCGTCTATGGCCAGCCAAGGTAATATGTCAATCGAACTTCTTCAGGTTATTATTAAGTTGCTTGGAGATATCTACATGGCAATAACAGGCTTGAAACTTGAAGCTTCAATTGCTGGGCGTGATTTGAAGATACTTGTTGACAATGAAACAAACCGTACTGGGTTTGCATTTAGTAATTAAGATGGGAGGGGTTTGTATGGCTATGATTGAAATCAATGGCAAGTCCTTCCCATCCCCCGACAGGGGGCTGACCTTTGAAATTGATTCCTTTGTTGATAGTGCAAGAAATGCTAACAATGAGTTTGTAGGACAAAAGGTTGGACGTGACCAATACAAAATTGATAATCTACAATGGTACCTATTACCAGCTACTGTGTGGTCAGAGTTGTTACAAGAGTTTGCTAAGTTTGAGATAATGGTAAAATTTCCTGACATGGTAACTAACTCTATGATAACTTTAACAATGTATCCAGGCAATAGAACAGCACAACCGCTATATACAGACCCAAGTACGCAGTTGCCTACGTGGTACACCATGTGTAAATGTAACATAATTGATTGTGGAAGGAGTTGAGCAGTATGAGAGACACAAGTGCTGAATACAAATACGAGATACAAAAACGCCTGCGTAATCGGTCATATATGTCTGTTAACATCGGGGTTATTAGCCAAGCTGCTCAATCTACCGCATATGTTCCCGATACACAGCAAGCCCTATATTTGGCTACTAACAACGACATATTTAGTACTGACCAGAATTACACCCGTTACGCTATGATGGAGAAAAACCGGGTGAGAGCTGATGGTAGCATGGTTTTTCCTCCTACGAGGGTGTTATATAGCGATAAAAAATCGGGCTATATCTCAAACGGTCTGGTGTCTGACGGGGCTCAGGCACTGAGGCTTCAATTCCCTTCTGCGGTAACTGTTCATGGGGTAACGATTGACTTTGGAGAGGTTTATCCAACAGCCTTTACTATAGCAACGAACGTAGAGACTGTTACGGTTACGGGTAATACTCAAAAGGTATATGTGTCTAATAACACATTTGAGAATGCGCAGTACTTCATTATCACCGCCACAAGTATGGTGGGGGTATACCAACGATTCAGGATTGAGAAAATCATGTTCGGTGTTGGGGTAGCCTTAGACAATACCATTATACAGACTTCCACTCTAAAAACAAGAGTATCTGAGATAAGCGATGAATTACCTCAAATAGACTTCAATGTTACAGTGAATAACCTCAACGGGAAATTCGATATAGATAACCCAGACAATATTGTAAATTACTTCGAGGTTGGGCAACGGTGTACAATCCAATATGGGTACGAGTTAGATGACGGAACGATAGAGTGGATTGATGCTCCCGAATTAAACATAAAAGAGTGGCATACCGATAATAAGGTGGCTAAATTCACAGCAACCGACAGATTGGATAACTACACTGATGTATATTACAAAGGACACTATGATGATAACGGGGCTACGCTCTATGAAATAGCACAAGAGGTACTTGCGGATATGGGGTTATTACCGACTGAATATGTCCTGAGTGATACCTTAAATCATGTGATATCTCACAATCCTATGCCTAAAGTACCGCATAAACAAGCTCTTCAGTTGATTGCTAACGCTGCCTGTTGTGCTCTATATGTGGATAGCTCGTCAAGGATTGTAATCGAGAACATCCCTACTTCAAATGTATACCCTATGACAAAGGACACTTTAACCTCTCAACCTGTAAGTACCTTGTTGGAAAAGATTAAATCCATATCGGTAACAAAGACTTGTTACACATATCAAGTCGATGCTCCTTTTGTTGAATTATCCAACTCCAACTATACGGTTAGTGCCACAAATAACACGGTTACTATACACTGGGATGACCCTGCCTACAACGTGTTGCCTTACTTTCCAGGTTATACTAGCACAATACTGGAGGCAGAGCAGTTCTACTTGGTTGTACAGATTGACAATCTACCTTCAAACCCTATTGACCTTAACATTGTAGTCAAAGGTAGAAAGTTCATAAAGACCACCACGAACTACTTCACCCGTGAAATTAATCCCGAAGGGAAGGCAATAGTGTTTGTTAATCCGCTCATAGACATAGATGCGGTGGCAATATCTGTATTAGATTGGTTGACCGGCTATTATGCCAGTGACAAAGAGTATTCTTTCAACTATCGAGGGGATGCTTCATTGGAGGGATATGATATTTTACAACTTCAGAATGACTTCGTTGCCAATCTCCTGTGTAGGGTATATGAACATGAACTAACTTTCAACGGGGCTTTGAGCGGAAAGATTAAAGCAAGGAGGGTTGTCGATGTCTGATTTTGTTACTCCAAAGACTACTTGGGTATCAACGGACTATATCAATATTGAGGATTACAACCGCATAAAGAACAACGTGCAAGTAATAAAAGACCTCTGTATACAATTGTACCCGTCTACCTACAATTATTCGGGCAACTACCCCCTTTTGTATGACGTTACCTACAGTACTGTTCCAACCCCTAACCTATGGGCTACCTTTATCTCTAACTTACAAAATGTCAATGATTTCACTTTTCATTGGGATATTGGGTATAGCTATTCTGACCCACCAGAGTTTTGGGAATATGGTCCATACGCTGATTTTGAAGACCTTAACAAGTTGGAAGGGGTATGTCTGTTACTAGGAGGCAATCTACTGGGCGAGTACAATGGTAGACACAAATTAAAATTCAAGCTGAACACGAAAGGAGGATTTTAATATGTCGGTTTTAAAAGAGAACTTCAAAGATGACGCATTTGTGGGTAATCGGAAATACCAGCTGGTTAACAACGCTGACGGTACTGTTTCCCTTGTTGATGTTACCACATATACACAGGTTGGAGACTTCTTTGATTCGGCTACGCTAAATGGGATAACAATTGAGATTAATCTGAAAGACAAGATACAAAAGGCAACTGGTACTGCTACTGCTATCACATTAACTAATGTGGATTTATCCGATGGTAAAGCCAAAAGTTTTATTGCGTATCTCAATAATAGCGCAGCTGCTACTACGATTAATGGTAAACCTCTATATAAACAAGGAACTACTGCTGCCCCGACGCTAATTGCTAACAAGGCATATACCATTTGGTACAGCACCACAAACACCTGTTTTTACCTGATGAACGAAGTACCGCTCACTGCGGATGTAGTATCTGATGTAGGGTATACAAATTTAGGTACTGCGGGAGGGAACTCACAAAAGACTATCAACGCTGCTATTGATACTGCTATTGGAGCCAAGGGTGTATCACCAGGGACAGTAGTTGATATGGCGTATGCTAATGTGCCAAGCGGTTATTTAGCAGCTAATGGCCAAGCAGTTAGCAGAACAACATATGCTGCCCTATTTGCTCTTCTTGGTACTTATTATGGTGTAGGTGATGGAAGCACAACATTCAATCTTCCCGATTACAGAGCCAGAACCACAGTTGGTTTGCATTCTTCCTATGTAGAGACAAACACATTAGGTAAAACGGGCGGTGAGTTTTCACATACCTTGACACCTTCCGAAGCACCGCAACATTCACATAGTAACATGTATTGGCCAGATGGTAATCTAGTGTCTCTTGCAGGAGCATCCCCAACGGGTTATGCATTATCTTGGACACTTGGTAATGTTTCTCTTGGTACAGGAGCAGCTACGATACAAACTGACGTAAAAGGTGGAGGGGCTACACATAACAACATGCAACCTTACGCAGTAACAAGTAAAGTCATCAAATATTAAGGAGGGAATTACAATGGCGTTAAATAAACTGATATCCAACGAAGTAGGAATCACGGCTGCTTACCATCGTATAGCAGAGACTAGGATTGATTTTGACTTGAATCAACAAACAATAGTTATTAAATCTTACGCAGATGAATCCTACCGAAACAGAGAGAAAGAAGCCCTTGTGGACATTGAAGCAAAAATTGTTCGTTATGCTGAATTGTCTGGAGAAGCGGAATTGACTGAAGAAGAAACAGAAGAGTTAAAGGCTTTGAATATTCAAGAGCTTGAAGCAAGAAAAGTGCCTGATTTATCTATGAGAACCATGATAGTTACTGTACCGATTAATGAGGACACAAGAGCAGAACTTTATATGATAATTGAGGCAACAATCCCAGATTTTAAGGGTAGTACAGATATATAGACTCAATTGGTTAACAAGGCATCCTACGGGATGCCTTTTGTTATATAAAAAATTATGAAAGAAGGTAGTGAAATGGAAAAAACGATGTATGCCATAAAAATAGCTATTACTATGATTGGTGGATGCCTTGCAACGGCTCTCGGAGGTTTTGATAAGCTAATGATACTATTTATTTGGCTTGCGTTTTTTGATGTAATTTTTGGAGCTGCAAAGGGGTTTAAGCAGAAGAATTTTTCAAGCTCTTTGCTGTTCTGGGGGTTGGTCAATAAGGCTGTCGGATTTGCTATCATAGCATTGATGGTTATGGTTGATAAAGCAATAGGTAAAGTAGGATTATTGAGAAATCTGTTTACTATATGGTTTTGCTTATGCAATGGAGCATCAATTGTTGAAAATACTGCGCTGATCGGAGTGCCATGGCCTGATTGGATGGTGGGAGCTATGGTGCAGGTTAAAAAAGGGTTTTCAATTAACCTTGGGAAGATAGTGCAAAAAATTATTGATGATTATGTAAAGGTTGAGAAGGAGGATGAAGCATAATGAATATAAAAATAGGACATGCATCCATCGATGAAAACGGTAAGATTTCCGGCGGTAAAGTTGGAGATCAGACAAAGAAAGAAATATGCATCCGGGAATGGTACAGCAAGCCATGGAATGTATACCTGGAATGCACGGATAAAGTATTAGCAGATGCTGCAGCTAATATCATGGAGACTATCTGTAAAAATGATAACTATGGCTATGATCAAAATCAGAGATTGTCTGGCTACAGCTCCATTTTAAAACATGGTATCACCAAGGGCAAAGGAGAGTTCGACTGTAGCTCTTTGGTATCAACCTGTTATAAATTGGCCGGACTTAAGGAATTATCAGTTTCCAATACCACAACTTCACTTAAAAAGGCTCTTTTGGGCACCGGTAAGTTCGTAGAGTATACGGATGCATCACATTTAAGTAAGGATACATATGCTAAGCGCGGAGGAATCTTTTTGAAAGAAGGCCACCACGTGGTAATGGCTCTGCAAAACGGATCCGGAAAGTAAATAACTGTTTCAACATCAGAACAAAGGAATCCCCTCAAAGCTTATGGGCGATGAGGGGATTCGTATTTAATTTAATTTTTTGAATTCTCCTGATTTGGTTCCATTAATATTTATATATACTGTTTGGTAAGTATAATCTTTAATACTTAATATCTTAAACTCTACTACGAAATTACTTCTTATGCTGGCTCCAAATGAGTTTTCGGCATCTACATAACTTTGGACAGCTACATAGTCACCATTACGCTGCATGTTTATTTTGTCAGAACTTAATACATACGATGGAAATTTTGCTGATTTTGGTGATTTTAAATTTTCTTTTACTATTTCTTTTGCGAATTCATAATATGCTGAAGCATCTGATAAATCCCTGTCTAAAATATCCTTTTTAGTATACTTGATTTTTCCTTTATCGTATAAATTGTAATCTCCGCATTTAATACTATATAATTTCTCATCATCTATTATGACCATCAACTTATAATCATCAGCTATTATATCATAAATCATATCTCCTGTTTTGCTTTTACCCTTAAATTTTATTATTTTAAAGCCGATTTCAGTTGATATTAAGCTATAAAGATCATCCACAGTCTTTTCTTTCAATCCGGACTTACTTGTCATTGATTTTATAAATGACTGTTTGGCTGATAACTTAGGCTTTGGGGTTGCTGTAGGCTTCTCGGTAATTGAAGATCTATTCGAAGTCGTTGATGTGGATTCATCATCCTTTACAAAAAAATGAAAGATAACTGATATGATCATCAATGCTATTATCGTCACTAATATCTTGTTTAAAGGTTGCTTCTTATTGCATGATGGACATATTCTAGTTTTTTTATCAAATTCTGTATTACAGTATTTACACTTCATAAATTTCCTCCTTCACTGTTACATTTCCAAATTATTATAAAGCTTATAACATAATTTGTAAATAAAAAGATACCCCACGCATCATATTCGACCGCAGGGTACCAAAACAACATTTCTAAGATGTGCTATCTATATCCAAATTCAATATAACATATATTGGTACGAATGAATACTTGGCATAATGGAGAAATAAATTCGAAAACTTATACAAAATAAATAAGTAATTATTATGCGATCTTTGTTTTCATATAGCAATATATAGGTTCTGAGTTAATTGGTTGATTATAGTTGTAAGTGGATACAAACTGGTATGGTTCAGCTCCATACAAAATAACAACATTTAAAA